GCTACCTTTTGCTGCTCCGTGTTGATGTAGAGAACGCCCTGCAGCCATACGACGGCAAATGCCCAAGGATCCTGGGCTACTAGCAACACATCCCCATCGTACTCAGCTCGGTCAATACGTCTGCCCCACGACAGCAAATCCCGCGCAATCGTCCGGGCTGATGCCGCATACCAGTCCTCTTTGAACGTTGGCGCTTCAATGCCGAGGCGTTCCAGCACCGTATACACAAGGTGGATACAGTCGATCTCGCCGTCGCTCCCGTCCGCACCAAGGCGATACCGCAGACCGACCAGATCAGCGCAGTCGCACATTGGCGGATGTGGGGATGTTGCCAATCAAGCCTTGGGTCAGGCGGCGCAACGGGACATCAGCTCCAACAGCATCGAGGATCGTATTGAGGCTTAGCGTCAGGCTGGTTTCATCCCATTGGCCGGCAGCAATCTGCCCGTTGTACTGGTGCATCAGGATGCCGGTGGTGCGATCGTCTGGGTTGAGCGCCATTACGTACACACGCGCCAGCCAGCGCTCTGTAATTGCCGGCAATGCCCAGGCCCGGCTTAACTCGTTGTTGGGGAAGACAAGGCTGGCCTCGGTGTTGTCGCCATTGCGGTTGACGCTGACTCCACTAAATCCGAAGGGCAGGAAGGCGTAGTTGCTGCCGTCGTAGGCCGCGTTGGCGCCGATGAAAAAGTTCTGGAAGTAGTAGTTGGTAGTGTCGTCCGGCTTTTTGAGCCGCAGGTAGTTGCCGAGTGCAATGTCCACTAAATTCCCACCCGCCTTCTGGCACTAGGAGACTGTTGTAGCCGGCGTAGTGCCAGCTGTTGGCCGCGTTCTGCACCTTGGCTGGCGGCTTGACGCATACCAGCTTGGAACTGATCGGCGGTCACGTAATCCACGGAGTTGATGCGCTCCACGGTGTACCGAACGTCGATTGGTGCTGCTGTCATTGTGCCGCCTGCGCCCGGACCGTCGCCAGAACCAGATGGAATGACACTGGACCCACGAGCGCCAGCGGCATAGCGCGTCATGGCGGAACGCATTTTGCTGGCAGGAATGACATATTCCGACTGACCACCTTCACCAATCAAGGCGCGGGTGGGGCCGGTAACAAACCCGCCCTCGGCAAATTTTGCACCGGGGCTAAATGTCAGACCTTTAGTAAATGCAGCTGGATTAAACCCAGCCTGACCACCGCCGAAAACAGATGCTCCAGATACGGGTCCGCCGCCTGTAAACAAACCAGTGCTGGTGCCACCAAAGATATTGAGTAGTTGTTTAAACGCATACATGGTCAGCATCTGCGCAATAATTTGCGAGGCCATATCAACAAATGCAGTACCAACGCCCTTAAAGAAGTTGGCCAATGCTTGCTGTACAGACTGTGTGCCAGTGACGATGCTTGTAAAGGCATCGCTAAAAGCATTACCGATACTTTCAGCACCTCTAGTTGCCATGTTTATTGGGTCTTGTAGTTCTTCAAGACGCTTTCGCATCTCATCAAAACGCTGTACAACTCTGCTGTTTGGATCTAAATCTAGGGTTAGGTCAAAAGCACCAGCACCTTGGTTTAGCGTCAAATTACGTGGATCTAAACCTGCACGGTTGTAATATTCTTCGGTAATGTCTCGTTCCAGTTGCCTTACTTCGTCTAGCCTTACTGCTGTCACATCAGCTAGTCGGACAGCTTGCTGTTTAAGATAAACGTCTTTTTCTGACGCATAATTAGCGTTCAAAAGCGACTTGGCTGTATCACGCTCAATATCGGCTATTTTTTGTACGTAGTCCAAGTCAATAGCATTTAATTTATTACCTTCAAACAAAGCGTTACGCATATCGTCTTGGGCTTTGGATATACGCTCCATCGCCTTAAGATCTTCCAATAGTTGTGCTGTGCGGTCTTCAGGCGGCTTGGGTCCTGCCGCCCCTTTAGGACCTGGCGCGGGTGCTGTTTGTCCCAAGCCTGATACATCTATGTTGTTTATTTTTGGTTGTTGAATTGTTGTAGTCGCTTTACCGTACAGTTGTTGATAGCGTGCTTGCATTTGTGGCGATAGACGCCCAATAGCTCCAGGAGTTAATACACCGTTTTGCACAATAAGGTTTGTGCCGCGTGGACCGCCTCCGCGTTGAGACCGCAGCGATGGATTTTCTTTAATAAGTTGTGCTGCAGCCATTGCGGCAGCTTGGTTTTCAAGTTTTGTGCCTCCTCCAATCAACCGTGCAACATATTGAATACCGGTGGTAGCAAGGTTGATAATTGATGCAAGTTTGCCTGCAAGCCAATTAAGTGGTGGTGCCAAGGCAGTGGCAATAGCTCCGCCAAGACTTCCCAATGCTGATCCGAGGTTTTTAGTTGCTTGCCCCAACCGCTCCATACCGGTAAGCGGCTTTTTAGTCGCTTCTACACCCTTATTGCCCATTTCAACTAGGGCGTTAACTAGATCTTGTATTCCAATTTTTCCTTTCTTCGCCATCTCAAGTAGCGCATCTCTAGATACGCCAAATTTTGTGGCGAGTTGCTCTTGGATATTTATGCCTTGACTTGTTAGTTGATTAAGTGTTGCTTGGGTAACTTTGCCTGCTTCCAGTGCGGATGTAATTGCGTTACCGGTTTTTTCAAACGATCCACCGTATACGTTTGTGAGACGTGTTACTAATTTAATTAGCTCTGCTTGACCTTCTAGCTCCAGTCCTAGACCGCGTACGTTTTGGATGACGGCGGTGAATTTTTCTACGTCAGTGTTGGCTACTTTGAAAGCAGTAGCAAGTTGATTTGTTTGTTCGGCAGAGAAGCCAAGGTCTTCTGCAAGTTGTTTTACAGCTTGCCCTTTAGATGCGATTTCTCCCAGCAATGTGCCAACAAGAGATCCAGCAAATCCGCCTACGCCCCCAAAAGCGCCCCCTACTAGACCACCAATAGCGCCGCCGGCGGCTGCACCACCGCCTTGTCCGAACAGCAGTGGGAAAGATCCGCCGATAACTGCGTTTCCTATTGCTCCTCCCGCACGACCTCTAATTGATTGGCCCAAATTAAATGCTGCTGCACTGCGACGTGTTTGCCCGTATTGATTTAAAGGAATAGGCCCGCTTACAGGAAAAGCTTGTTGCCTAGTCATCATTTCTGGTGTAAACCCACCTGCAGGAGGTAGATAACCCGCAATTCTTCCTGGAGGAAGCCGTTTTTGGCCTCCTGTAGGTAATCCATAAGGTAGTAAACCGGCAATGTTTGCTGGTGCTAGCAGGCCGGCAAAACGAGCAGCTCCTGCTTGTATGCGTACAAAAGAACCTATAGTTCCTTCTGCTGCTGTTGCTAATTTTGCCAGTGCTTTTTCATACCTATATGCTGTTGCGTTTTGTTTATCTATGGTGCGTGCCGCTGTTTCTGCAATCTGAAAATAATTAACCGTTGCCTGTCCGGCTGCGGGCAGCGCTTTAAACGCTCTGGCTTCTGTTCCTACACGAATTAGTTCAGATGCAGTACCTTCCGCCGCTGCAGCTAATTTGGCATACGCGGTATCGATGCGTGTTGCTTTACGTTCAGCCGTACGAAAAGGCGTTGCAGTAGCCTGACTGGGAAGTAACCCGGCAATACTTGCTTGAGGTAAAGCTCTCGCGCTTTGTTGACGAACTTTTGCTGCAAATAGTGCAGATCTTTCCAGTTGATTTTGAAACTGTACCGCTAAGCGTACAGATTCTCGAATACCGTCGTTATATTGCTGCCTAGCGGCTACTAATTTTTGTTCTTGGGCAACAAAAAAGGCAGATTTACGCAATAAAGTATCATTTAGTGCAAATCTTTTAAACGCTATATCCGTTATAGCTTTAGATAGTTGCTCTACTTTTGTTTTGAGTGCGTCTACTTGCCGTAAGCCTTTTACGCCGATTTCGATATCAGCTCTGTAGGCGGCCACGGCGCTTCGTCACACTCTGGTACTTCAGTTTACGGTGTAAAAAGCCGCCGGGTTAACGGCGGCGTTTGGCCTTTTCCATTTCCTTCTGTTGGTCTTCGTTCAGGATTTGGAAGTAGGCGCTCCAGCCAAGCAATTCCTCGGCGGTCATGGTGGCGCGAACTTCGCTAAGGGACATGCCAAGCTCTTTGGCGACTCCGAATTGGAGCATGAGCCAGTTGTCCTTGCGAAGTTCGGCGCTCAGGCTTTTGGGTCGATGGGCTCGGCGTCGTCGGTCAGGATCGCCAGCATCAGAGCTTGCAGGTCCTTGTCCTTGACTTCGTTCTTAAGGACATCCATTTCGCCAACGCTAAAAAGCTTGGTGCCAGATTCATCGAGCGCTTTGGCGATCAGCAGTTGTAGTGCGAAAGCGTTGGCGTCGTCAGATTTGGCTTGCTTTTGGGCGCGTTCGCGCTCGGCCATTGTCAGTGGGGCTACCCACATTTCAAATGTGCTGCCATCAGAGAGTTCGACTACTTTTTTAGCCGGCTCCAGATTGGCTGCTTTGCGCAGGCGATCGATTGCGCGTACTGGAATTGAGGCAGGCATAAAGTCCTGTTTGTTTGGGTCTACTGTAGCGGACTAGACATAAAAAACCCCGGCTTGGCGGCCGGGGTCACTGAACCTTGCTGCTCAAGCAGCGTATCAGGATTTAGCCCAGTCGAACGTGGGGGTTGCGGCAGGGCGGAAGTTGACGGTCACCGATTGGGCGTCGTCGGGGTTGATGTTCAGGCTGGCAG